CGCTGGTCATGCCGGAGTTCACTTTCCAAAGCGTGAACGTAATCCACCACGATTTTCGTCGGTCGCAGCGCCATGGCGTGACGATGCTTGTCATTGATGTGTGGGTTGAACAGGTTCGAGTGGTTGGCACATCTCAGTTTAGCAGCACGGCGACGGCATCCCCAAGTGGGGCAAACCCAGCAAACGGTGGGGCGGTTCAACCGGAGCCGACAACCGGATTGGCGCGGGGGCCAGTCTGATGCCGCAGATTATTCCGCTTCGGCCATTGCCCGCGCAAACCGTGACCGCAAACCTAAGCAATCAGGCTTGCACGATTACGGTTTCCCAGAAATCTACCGGCATGTTCATTGAACTTTATGTAAATGACGCCCTAATCATCGGGGGTGTTATTTGTCAGAATGAGAACTTGATCGTGCGAGATGCTTACCTAGGTTTCATTGGCGATCTTGCGTTTGTCGATATGCAATCGTTGGGCAATCCTTTGGTCGGTGCCGATCCGGTTTACACTGGGTTAGGGTCACAGTTTCTACTCTACTATTTCCTGCCATCTGAACTACCGGGGGCAGCATGAGCCAAACCATCACATCCCCCGGCCCAGTCACGACGCAATCGACAATTCCGTCTTATGTCCAAAGAGACATTCGCATAACTATCACGTTGGGCAAGGGGGCGTTTGGTTCATCGGGCATGAACAAAGTCACACTTCCGCCGCTGCGAACGTTGGTCACAGTTCAAAAGGCTGGTATGCCGTCGTTTGATAAAGCGGAAATCCGAGTGTTTGGCGTCACGCAATCGATCATGAACGCGGTATCCACATTGGGCATTCCGCTTCCCATGGTCCGCGCAAATAACACGGTGCTCGTCGAGGCCGGGGATACCGTCAACGGCATGGCGACGGTTTACAGCGGATACATTCAAAACGCGTGGCAAAACCTAGACGGGTCGCCGGAAACCTTTTTGCATATCATCGCTTACGGAGGATCGTTGGAAGCGGTAGCGCCATCCGCCCCAAGTAGTTTCCCAGCAACGGCAGATGTTGCAACCATTATGAGCGGATTAGCCACTCAAATGGGTTGGAATTTTGAAAACAACGGCGTTCAAGTGCAACTATCCAGCCCGTATTTTTCTGGCACGGCGATGCAGCAAGCCGAAAATCTTGCGCGGGCGGCAAATATCGAGATGTATCTCGACAGTGGATCGCACACGATTGCGATTTGGCCAAAGTCCGGCACGCGAGGTGGATTGATACCGTTGATATCCGCCAATGGCGGGTTGGTGGGTTATCCTCGTTTCCGTGATCAAGGCATGGGGTTCACTTGCCTGTTCAATCCCAACATTCGGATCGGCGGTCAAATCCTGATGCGCAGCATTGTAAGCACCCCATCTCAAGCGCCAGCGAGCGGGGCGCCGGAGGCCGAAGCGCAAATGGGTGGTCCAAACGGGTATTGGATGGTCATTGCTCCGCTCACCTACGATCTCGCGGCGCAAGTGCCAAACGGCCCCTGGTTTTGCGATGTGAACTGCGCGCGAACTATTGTGCCGGGGCGTCCCTAATGAGCGGCACACTACCCACATCCGGCGGATACGCGGGTGCTGCGTGGCAGAACACGGGCAAGACGCCTCATAGCGCGATAGACTTTCTCGTGCGGCAGATAGTCGCTGGAATGGCGTTTTCGGCCATGGTCCAAGTCAAAGCCGTGCATGGCGGGGGCGTCGGCAGTCCGCCGACTGTCGATGTGCAGCCCATGGTCAATCAGGTAGACGGGTTTGGCAATCAAGTCCCGCACGGGACAATTTACAACCTGCCATGCTTTCGGCTTCAAGGGGGCAACGGCGCTGTGATCCTTGATCCAGCCGTAGGGGATATTGGCGAAGCGGTGATTTGTGATCGCGATATCTCGACGGTCAAACAGACGCGCGCGGTATCGGGACCGGGTTCATTCCGTCAAAATGATTGGGCAGATGGGTGCTATTTCGGAGCATTTCTTGGCGCTACCCCGACCGATTACGTGCATATTATCGGCGGCGGCGGCATTCATTTGGTTACAGCCAGTCCGTTAACTATCACTGCCAGCAATGTGACGTTGGACGCTGCGGGTAATCTCGCGGTATTAGGCGACATTACTGCGGGCGTCGGCGGCGGCGATCAAATCGGGCTTCGGACGCATCGCCATACCCAGCCGAATGACAGCCACGGAGACGCGGAACAGCCGACCAACGCACCGACGGCGGGGACGTAATGGACACACTTTTGCTTGATACCGGCACATGGGATTTGGTTCTGGACATCAACGGCAATCTTGCCGTCGCGTCCAACCCGTATTCGGTGACGCAAGACGTGGCTTCCGCTTGCCGGACGTTCCTCGGAGAACTCTGGTATGACACAACGATTGGCATACCGTATTTCGAGCAAATTTTAGGCCATCAGCCTCCGTTGGCCATTCTGAAATCTCTTTTGGTCAACGCGGCAAAAACCGTGCCGGGATGCAATAACCCTGTGGTATTTATCTTGGCATTCGAGGGGCGGTCGGTATCTGGGCAAATCCAGTTCACCGATGGCACCGGCCAAACACAGGTGACGGGGTTCTGATGAGCGGCACGACAAGCGTTCCTAACATCACCTTTGGTGCAACCGGGTTTGTCGCTCCGTTGGAATCCGCCATTCTTGTCGGCATTCAAGAGGATTGGAACGCCGCGCTAGGCGGGAACCTTAACCCTGCGATGAACACGCCGCAGGGGCAGATTGAGGTATCCGAGGCCGCTCTTGTTGGGAACGGATACAATCAGCAGGTTGCGTTGTTCAATGGCGTAGACCCGGCTTATGCGTCGGGGCGGATGCAGGATGCAATTGCGCGGATTTACAACCTGACGCGCATTCCATCCCAGCCGACCGCGTTGCAAGTCGCGTGCGGTGGTTTGGTGGGTGTGGTGATCCCCATCGATGCTCGCATTGCCGACGATCAAGGGAATATCTACCAATGCACCGGGGCGGGGACAATCCCGGTCGGCGGGTCGATAACTCTGGGGTTTGCCGCTGTAGTGGCTGGCCCAACGGCGGTGCCTGCGACCGTTTCTATTTTTCAATCTATCCCAGGGTGGAACACGGTTGCCGTATCCTCTGGGGTGGTTGGGCAAAACACTGAAACCCGCGCTGAATTCGAAGCGCGTCGTCAGCTTTCGTTGTCTAAAAATGGCGCTGGCTTTTTGCCTGCCATCCAAGGCGAGGTCTTGGCGGTTCCTGGCGTCATTGAATGCTACGTGACGGAAAACTACACGGGCGCGCCTGTGACCGTCCAGGGCGTCACTCTAGACGCCAATAGCCTTTATGTGTGCGTCGCGGGCGGTGCTGCGGCGGATGTGGCGTTGGCCATCTGGCTCAAGAAAAATCCCGGTTGTGCGTATACGGGGAATCACTCAGAGACAATCTACGATACCAGCGCAGGCTATAGCCCGCCGTATCCATCATACACGGTCACGTTTCAGATACCGGACGCCGCCTATGTGTGCATGAATGTCAGTTTGGCTAACTCTTCTCAAGTTCCGTCTAACGCGGCGGCGCTCGTTCAGGCCGCTATTCAATCGGCGTTCACGGGTGCCGACGGTGGGCTTCGTGCGACTATTGGAAGCACGATCTATGCCAGCCGGTATTATGCTGGCGTTGCGTCGCTTGGCACATGGGCGCAGATCATCTCAATTCAAATCGGGATATCTGGCGATCCAACAGTGACGTTTACCGGCTCCATCGCTGGTGTCACAATGACCACATCCAGCCCAACCGGCACCATCGCTATCGGGCAGTTTGTGTTCGGGACCAATGTCGCGCCAGGGACAATTATCATAGCCGGAAGCGGGTCGAGTTGGACCGTGAGCGTCAATCAGACTGTCGCGAGCACGGCTATGTCCGGTGTTGCCGCTGTGAACAACGATGTCGCGACACAGATTGATTGGTTGCCGTCTTTGTTCAACGCCGATGTCAATGTGATCTTGGTCTAATGAGCGATATCATCCCGTCAACATTTAGTGTCTGGGATACAATCTTGTCTCAGTATGCCAATTCCCCGGCGCTGAAACAGCTTATCGCCAATGCCAATACGTATCTCGATCCCGCGCCAAACATTGTCAGCTTCTATGATCTTGTCTGGAATGTCGATACCGCCGTCGGTTGGGGGTTGGACGTTTGGGGGCGGATTGTCGGCGTTTCACGCGTGCTTCAAATAGCGACAGTTGATTACCTTGGGTTTACCGGCCCTATCGGTGCCAGCGGGATCACTTTCAACAATGGCATCTGGTATAATGGCCAATCCGTGACAACGAATTATGCGTTGCTCGATGATCCTTATCGTCAATTAATTTTGGCAAAAGCGGCGGCAAACATCAGCGATGCGACCATTCCCAGCATCAACCAAATCTTGCTCGGTCTATTCGGCCCTGGCACTACGTTAGAAATCCCAGGGAATAATTATGTATCGGACGGGCTGGATATGACCATCGTGTATAACTTCGGTTCGGCTTTGACGCCGATCCAAACCGCGATCATATACCAGTCTGGCGTAATCCCAAGGCCGTGCGGCGTCTTGGCAACAGTGGTGGCATAAAAAATGCAGGCTTCAGACATTCCCTACAAGTTCGCTGTGCCGTGGGCATCTGCCGCGACTGTCGGATACGTCAACACGATTCCCGCAACGGCAAGCGGCGGAAGCGCGTCGCAAGAGCTTGGTTTCCCACCGATCACGGCAACTCCGACCGGCGCAGGTGGCATCCCGCCCGATATTGCGGATATGAACGGCGCGCTGCTTTACGCGACGCAGTGGGCGCAGTGGGCGCAAGCCGGTGGTCCTATTGGTCACGACGGGACGTTCTCGACCGACGTGGGGGGCTATCCCAAAGCGGCGGTGGTTTCATCCGCCAGTGTCGCCGGGAATTATTGGCTTTCGACGGTTGAAAATAACACGACGGACCCGGACGCGGGCGGTGCGGGCTGGACCGGTTTTTCCGTGCTGCCGACTGGAGACTACGCGCTAGACATCGGAGTGACCAATGCCTACGTCGTCAATCCCTCCCCAACCTTGGCTATGGTTGAGGGGACCAAAGTTCGGTGGAAAGCAAGAAACTCGAACACCGGCAATTCGACTCTGGCTATTTTGGGCAATAGCCCACTGACGATTTGGGGTGCGTCCGCTGCGGCGTTGCAAGGCGGCGAAATCATCGCCGGGGGCATTTACGAAACCACCTACGATGGTTCGCGGTGGGTGCTGACAGGATCAGGCGAAGGCGCATTGGCCATCCAACAAGCCACAGCGTCTCGTCAAGCGCTTCGAAAAGACCAGCAATTGTGGACGGCATCGGCTGTTTCAGCGCTCGCGGCCAGCCTGCTAAACAGCGGCGGCACATTGGGCGCAAATTTGTCGGATTTTGCCATATCCATTGCCGTTGACG